AGCCTGAAGAGCGACCCGGCCACTACGAAGAAGAAGAGGAGGAAGAGGAAAATATGAAAGAAGAGGAGGAAGAAGAGGTCGAAGAAAAAATGGAAGAAGAAACAGAGGAACCGCCAGCTGAGAAAAAAGAGGCGGAAGAAGAAGACAATAAAAACGAAGAGCGTTCAGCTCAAAACAAATCTAAATCTAATATGGAAGACAACAAGAATGCTGCCCCAGCGGTAGTACAGGGACTGGGCGACGCTGAAGCTCGTGCCGCGAAGAATTTCTCTTTCGGTAAGTTCCTCAAAGAAGCAGCCAAGGGTCAGGTTACCGGCCTCGAAGCTGAGATGACCCAAGAGGGTACTAACGAAATGCGCAACGCGGGACTCAATGTCTCAGGTGGGTACAACATCCCAACCATGGTTTTGCGCTCATTGGGTACAGCGTCTACGGAAAGCTCATCAGGTGCGGCAGACGGTGCTACCGGCTTCGGTGGAGCAATTGGCAAGCGCGACGACGGAATCATGGAGAACTACGCTCCAGCCGACCTCGCTAGCAAGTTGGGCGTTCGAAACCTCACGAACCTCAACGGAGACGTTTTGATGCAGGTTCAGAGCACTTTGACCGCTGCCGAAGCAGTAGCTGAAGGCTTGACCAAGGCAGAGGCTTTGCCAGCTTTCGGCTCTGTGACTTTGTCACCAACTCGTTACGCTGCTAACGTAGGTGTTACTCAGCAGATGCTCGCTCAGTCTGGAGACGACATGGCTGCTTTCATCCAGATGGACATCCGTCGCGCTTTGGACAAGCAGTTCAACGCCGCAATCATCACTGCAATCGAGGCTGTCGACACTCCCCTCGACGCTACTGACGACGCCAACAACGTGTTGGACATCGAGCAGGCTATCTTGGCTGGCGACATCGACTTGAATGACGTTGTGTTCGTCGCGTCTCCTTCGGGATACCGCGTAGCTCGAACCGAGTCTCTCGACGTTGGTTCTGGATTGCTGCACGCTACAGACCCTAAGTCTCGAATCAGCTTGCTCGGAATGCCCGGCGTTATCTCTAGCCAAGCTACTGCTAACGACATCAACTTCTTTGACAAGAACCAGATGGTGACTGGCACGTGGGGTGGATTAAACCTCATCGTTGACCCTTACACTTTGGCGGCTGACGGAGTTGTTCGAATGGTGGCAAACGAGTACCGCGACGTTAAGACGTTGCAGTCTGGTGGATTCAAAACTTTGGCTAACTTGGGTGAGACATCCTAATAGCTGATAACTATATATAGGAAATAGGGGGAGCAATTGGGCTCCCCTATTTTCCCCCCAAGTGGAGGCGTAGACGCACCGTATGGCAGTATCCAGCGGCGGGGTTCGAAACCCTACTCCACTTCTAACATCCCAACGCAATGAAGATTATAAAAGAACATAACTACTACGCAGAGGATATGGTTCCATACGCTACCGTGCGCGAGCACCTGCGTTATGAGAGCGGAGATGCAGACGACCTCATCCGTGCTTACGTTGAGGCCGCTTGCGATTATATGGAGACAATCACCAACAGGGTGTTCTGCTCGTCGACTCCCGACGCGCTACACGAAGACCCAGACAACAGCTACTCGCTGACCATCACCCCCGAGGCATTGAACGCAACAGTGACTGTATACCTCAACCGAGGAGACGTCAAAAAGGTTCACGCTTTGCGTGGGATTACAGGGACTTGGGCTGTGACTAGTATTCAGTACATGAACGACTCAGACACCTACGTGGATTTTACTGACACGAAGGCTCGGGTCCGACTCACTGGCTACCCTGTTGAGATTAACTTCACCGAAGCTGAAGAACCAACCGACGCAAACGAATACGGCGTTGACCTCTACAAGGTCGTGCTCACCGGAGGCGACAATGTGAACGACCTGCCACGGCAGTATCGCCAAGCATTGCTTCTCTTGGTGGGTCACTACGATATGCACCGCGAGGCTGAAACCTTAGGCGCTGTTACCAACGAGGTGAAAGAGGGTGTTCACCGCCTGCTCAACTCTGTAAGACAGTATTGATATGGCAGTAAAGAAGCGACACCTACGCGCCGGAGACCTTACTCACAAGATTACGGTCCAGCAGTGCTCAGAAGGAATAGACGCCAGTACAGGTCAACTCAGTAAAACTTACACCAACTGGAAGAATGTTTGGTCGTCCATCGGCTACGTTGGCTCACCGTCTGCCGGCTCGTCTGAGGAAAACCTCAACGAACAGCGAACAGGTAAGATGAAGGTTGAGTTTACGTTTAGGTTTTTCCCGAACCTACGATTTAATGACCGCATCAGGTTTAACGGTGGTGACTTTGAGATTTACTCAATCCAAATCGTTGGCCGAAATCAAGCATACGTCGTACGTGCTGAGATGCGCGATGACCAATCAGACGGAAGCCCGACCGGAGTCAACCACTTAGGACAATTCTAATGGCAAACACCTTCGGCAAACAGAATAGGGTCGTATTTGACACCTCTCAAATTCAAGACCTTACTAGGCAGATGGTTCGATTCCAACACAACATGGAAGGGCGCACGGCCGAGAAGCTGTTAGATGGGACACTGCGTAAGGCTGTCAAGCCTTGGCAGAACGCCGTAAACGGCGGGAAGATGTACAAGTGGCTCGAAAAGAACGAGGGTCGCCTACAAGACCCGTTCGGCAACACTAAAATTAGAGGAAAGCGCAAGCACGTATACGGGCGTCGCGTTGGGCCGAAGCTCAAGGGTAAAACCGGAGGCTGGTTCGCTCACTTCTTTGCCACTCCAGCTCGACAAATCAAGAGGAAGGCCGAGAAGCGAGTTCCCTTCTTTAGCTTGTTTAGAGCTGAAAACGGCAAAGTGGCCGCACTTGCAAAAGAGGGCATCGAGAGATTAGTACGAACGATGGCCAAAAAATCATTTAGATAACTATTTTAAAATAACATAATTATGTCTACTGTATCAAGTAACGCGATGGGCATCTACGCCCTGAACGGAAATGTAACTAGCCCCTTAATCGTAAAGGTCGAGAGCACCTTTACCACCACTGGCGGCGCACCCGCTGGCCTAGTCGAAGACGACTACTATTTGTCTGTTGACTCTGACGGAAACTTCAACGCAATCGGAAAGGTTGCGAGTGGTGACACTAACTCCACTGACGCTACTGACGAACTGACCCTTTTGTCTGCAACTACCAGCTCTACGCTCGACGCTTCCTCTACTATCAACGAGGTCGCTGCACGTAACGGCTCAGGCGGTTCTACAAACTACATCGCTTCTGGCGCATTCAGCTGGAACTTTTCTGTGGACGGGCTGTTGGATTTGACAACTGGAAGCGGCTCTGCTACCACATTGATTGACGCAGCCCGCAACCAGCAGTACGTAATTGCTAAGTTCACTACCGACACTGCGGAGGGAGCAAACGAGGCGTTCTACGTAGGTCAGGTGCTGCTCGAGTCTGTGTCTGCCACTGGCGGCGTTGACGACTTAGCCACCTACTCTGCTACCCTTAAGGGATACGGAGACCTGTACAAAGGAGAGTAATCCATAGGATAATCTAGAGGGGGAGTCATTGCGCTCCCCCTTTTTTTTCACACATAACAACCACAACCATGAATACATCTAACACATTTCGAGGAGAGTTCGAGGTCGAATTCAAAGGCAAGGCGCTCAAGGCTTTGTTTACTATGAACGCAATCCGACTCATTCTGAACGGAGAGGGAATTAAGCTACAAGAATTTGATAAATGGGTAGCTGACGACCCTTTGACTTCAGTCCCTTGCATTGCATACTACAGCGTTGTAAACTGGCACGTGCAGAACGGCAAGAAGTTCGGCGCGAACAAGGAGCAGTTCATCGCGCTTATCCTAGACGGCGGCGACATTGAGAAAATTACCGAGGTAATTGGTTTGGCGCTCAGCCCAGAGGAAGAGCCGGGAAAGTAAGAGAGGATGAAGGGGACAGGGACAGTCTGCCCAACCTCGGAACACTGTATCACATGTGTATCCGAGGTGGGCTAGACCCCGACTCCTTTTGGGGCTACACGCTTGCCGAAGCCTCATCCTATATGAAGGGAATTCGTGAGCGAGACGACCTCGCATGGAATCACACCTCTTCATTGATGGCTCTGTATGCACAATCTAAAGCCAAGCGTGGCAAGAAAATCACGCTGGACGACTTCCACCCTTACAGGCAGATGGAGAAGGAGCAGCCCGAGCTGTCGCCTAACCAGTTGCTGGACAAATTTAAAAACTTCTAATTGTGCAGAACACTATAACCACAAAGCTATTGCTGGACTCCTCGGGCTTTGCAGCCGGGATGACGAAGGCAACGTCAAAGACTAAGGCGTTCAGTCAGCAGATGTTCCGTGCGGGACGAGACCTGTCTGCCGCTTTGACACTACCGCTTGCACTCGCGGCTAAGGGCGCGATAGAGACCGCCTCTGGCTTCGAGCTAGCGCAAACCAAAATTGCCGCCCTCTCTGGAGCGAGCAAACCGTTTGCCGACTTGGCTGCTACGGCACGAGAGCTTGGTTCAACAACTATCTTTACTGCGGAGGAGGTTTCGCAGCTTCAGTTGAACCTTAAGAAGCTGGGTAAGACGAAGAATGAGATTAAGGGTATACAGGAGCCCATCCTTCAGTTCGCACAAGCGCTGGACTATGGCATCGCTGAGTCTGGTGAGTTTGTAGTTCAGACGCTCAATCGATTTAAGGAATCGCTTACTGAGGTCGGTACACTGACCGAGCAGGCGGCTCACGTAACAAACGTATTTGCTGCGGCTGCGGCAAACAGTGCGGTAGACGCAGAGAAGTTGCGTTCCTCTTTGAACTACGTTGGCTCTGAAGCAGCGGCGGCTGGATTTAGCCTAGAAGAAACCACTACGCTCATCGGACTTCTGGCTGACCGTGGATTTGACGCATCTCGTGGTGGTACGGCTTTGCGTCGTATTCTGGCCGAGCTCGCCAAGGAGGGGTACAGCGCAGCGGAGACCATTGACGCCCTCCTTGACACTTCTCAAGGATACCGTGCAGAACTCGAACAGTTCGGTCTGCGTGGCGGTGGTCCAGCGGCGGCTATCGGTGGCTTGCGTGCTGAGTTTGAGCTGTTGCTCGATACCTTAAAGAACTCTGCAGGTTTTACGGAGAGCGTGGCAGACACTTTGGACAGCACTCTATATGCAGCGTTCAGACGAGTCACTTCGGCAGCTCAGGAGGCTTCTATTGCGTTTTCCTTGGAGTTTGCTCCGACCATCAAGAACATATCCAACAACTTGGCCAGCTTCTTTCGCAACCTCTCCAAATTACCAAAGCCGTTCAAGGCGGTCATCGTGTCCCTCGCAACCTTTACTGCGGCGGTCGGACCGGCACTGCTTACCATTGGCGCTTTGGGCCTAGCCTTCTCAACCCTTGGGACCATTGTGGCAGCCAACCCGTTGTTCGCGGCGGTTGCAGCCATAATCTCTCTTGGTACGGCACTTAATTTGGCAAAGCCTCCGATAGAACAGAACGTAAGGGCGACCCAGCACTTCAGCAAAGCCCTTGCCGAACAATATGGCGTTGGTCTGGACATCATCAAGCAGACAAAGCTCACTAATCAGCAGATGAGTGATGCAGTAGCGACCAAAATCAGAATCGCCAGCCTTGATAAGCAAATTGCCAAGGCTCAGGAAAGCCTGAGCAAAACGAACAACCCTCGCCGAACAGCCCTGCTGAACAAGCGAATCGAGGAAAACATCGCCAAGCGCAGAGAAGAGGAGGAGGCCATCAAGGGCGTGGGTGACGCTATCGATAAGGTGCTCGATAAGGAGGTGGCCTCAGATAGGAAGTCCAGCTTTTTCGGCTTCTTCCCTACGGAGATGACCGCAGAGGAAAAGGCTCGCCTTAGGGCTGCCGCCGAGGAACGGGCTAGGGTAGCGGCAGACGCCGCTCGCAAAGCACTGGGCGACCGCTTGGGGTATAACGACTTCGATATTGACCCGTTAGAAGACCTGAACGAAATGTTCGGTCGAGTAGACAAGGACCGCGACAATATTGTTTCCCGTGGCGTTAAGCGTATTGAATCGTACTGGAATGATATTGAGTCTGAGTTCGTTGACAACCTTGAGCCAATCGAGTTGCCGGACGACATCATCGAAGACGAGTTCGAGCTCATGAGCGACGTGCAAGTAGCAGCCGCCATCGAGCGATTCGAGTTCGCGAAGAACTACGTTGAGATTTGGGGCGAGCGGGTTCGAGCCGTTGCTGTGAACGTGGGACAGGCCTTCTCTGATTTCTTCTTTGACGGAATTGAGCAGAGCAAGACGTGGGCCGAGTCTTTTCGAGAGAACATAGTTGATGCCCTAAACGCCGTTCTACGAAAGGTGGTAGCGCTTATCGTTGCGTTCGGTATCCTGTCGCTTGCCTCTGGCGGTCTGTTCGGGCAAGGATTTGCTCAAATTGCAGACGCGGCATTGCAGGGACAGAACATCGGGCAGTTCATAGGGGCCGGCCTCGGCTTCCAACAACCAGACCAGCGTACAGTCGGTTCATTAAACGTAAGCGGCTCACTGGCCGGTACAGATATAGTATTAACAAATCAACGTGCAGGAACTGCGCTAGACAGAATCTATGGCTAAACGACTAACCAACACAACCTACAAAATGCCAGACGGTACAGGATACCGTATTGAGCTATGGGACAACAGCCTCGCCCCAGTGGGCTTGGGCTCGAAGCTGGAGTTAGGCGAAGAAGGATTTAGGATTTCATGGGAGGGGGAAGAAGATGCCCCCTCTCCTGTCTTCCTCCCTTCGGCATTGAACATGACGTGCATCGCAACACAGGTGCAGCGAACGGATATAATTAACGCTGTATGGGGTGACGAGGAATATAACTTGGTTGTGCGTGTGTACGCTACCGACGAGCTGGACAATGAGAAGTTGTTTTGGGCAGGAGTCGTGCTTCCCGAGAGCGTAAAAGAGTTTATTGAAGACGGCTTTGTTCAGATTTCATTCAGAGCAACCGACGGTATCTCTCTACTCAAGGAGATTAACTTCCTTGGCGCAGGCAATACGCGATACACTGGTGAGAAGGACGCTATCGAGTGGATTTACGAATGCCTTCGAAAGGTACCCACGCACAATTACCTCTTCTCCAACTTGGCCACGGATATGTTCCTAGAGGAGCGAATGATTATTCGGCCAATCACGGACACGTATACGGCCTTCGCTAACGGGGAGGCTGTGCTGGATTCTATTCAAATCGACAGCAACAGCTTGTATCAAGACGCAATCGAGGAAGCGAGAATACGAGACGGGTACGAGATGCGAAAGCCTAAGCGCGATGAGATATTTAAATCAACCTACGAGGTGCTCTACAACATCGTCGGCTCACTTGGTGCCACACTATGTCTAGGAGACGGGCGATGGCAGTTATTTGACCGGGAGCGAGTAGTAAATCAGGCCGACGACAGCGAGGCGGGGTACTTCTCTTGGTACCTTGATGGCACGTGGGAGCACACAGCAATTACAAACACCACCCCTATCGACTTCGATGCGGACGGAAAGCACTTGCTGTTAGGTGCCACACGTGGTGCAGCATTCCCAGCTTCAGCAGCTACTCAAAAATTCAAGGGAGCAGGCTCGGACCTTATTTTCCGAGCAGGAAAGGGCTACGAAAGCACCGCCCAATTTAATCGAGGAATCGTCTCATTCACTCAGAACGGCACTGCCGGACTCACTTTCGATATGCAGCATATATGGCGCGGAATCCGAGGCGGGGCTAACGATTTGCCTACCTACGCTCGGGATGCAGTCTTCGAGAACGCCACAGACCCTCACACGCAGGCGATGGGTACATTGTGGGGTGACACGCTCTCCAATCCAAATGACGGAAATGTCACTGGCATAAATATTCCCAACGGGGACGACGGAGGGGTATTTACTTTTCACATTTCTGGCAACGCCACTTTCCGTGGAACTAAGGATGGGTTTAACGATAACTACGGCCTCGGCACCATCGGGCTGTACCGACAGTACATCGAGGTGAACGACGGGACGAACAACTTTCGCCTGCGGCGCCGAATGCGTAGCTACCCGTACAGCGCGGATGGCGACTTGGTTCAGGTAGATATAGACGAGGGAGTTGCTCCCAATTATATTCCAAAGTTCTACGAAGCTGCGGAGTGGGTTAAGGATACCGACTCACGGTACCCTACGGCTTACTTCGACCTGATGATTGGGGCTGACAAAACTATTATTGAAGAGGGTGAGATTGACCAGTTCCTAACTAGCGACTTCACCACTACCAAGTTCTATACCCCGCCTCAACTCATCGCTGACGGGGATAATGACAATATACTTGTTAAAGCGTCCAACGGCGAGCGCAACCATTACGTGTGGCGCTTCAAAAACACCATCACCACGCCAACCGTGGCCGAGGGTGCCAGTACCGGGGACTTCACCTCATTCAAGGTGTGGAACCCACGTTATGTTGAGATTCCAGCCAATAGCGCGTACGCTATGTACCGCAACAGCTCTGGCACGGTTATTGACGTGCAGCTCACGGAAGCGCTTGACAACACGGACCTAGGCAAGATTGTCAACGGTTCAGGCACGTACATCGATGCAGACACGGACGGGCAGGGCTACAGCTATCGCACGTACACCGAGTCTCTGCTGGGTGGACATCCGACCAACCGTAATAGTTCAACCGAATCGTTCGAACTCAGCGGCATCGAGGTGTTCCTTGGTGACGGAACTAAGGAGTGGGACGTCGAGTCATTCGAGACTCTCTCTACACCGGTGGGCAGCGAGACGCTGCAACTACCAACCGTGGCGCTCGGCACGAGCTATGTCAACAATGGCAACCGCTCCTTCCGACGCTGGAAAGTTACGCATCCGTCAGGGGGCTCTCAGGAGGACAACGTCAAGTGGGTAAAGTTCAACGACCCGACCTACACGTTCGACTCAATGGGCTCCATCTGTGCATACAAGGCGCTGCAGGTTCGTGGAGAGATTCGCCAGATTATTAGCGGCACCGCTATTGTGAACGGAGCAGACTACGGAAAAGAGTTCCTGTTCCCTTGGCGCATGTTCAAGACGTCGCAGTTCGGCGGAGGCTCCACTGAGTACTTCGTGCCTACCCGCATATCAATCACAGGCGACGGTCGTACACAGTTGTCCGCAATGCTCGGAGCAAGCTGGACGCACAAGCCCACGACTACGACGACCGAGACTACAGGCTTCTCTGGAGATAGTACCGGCTCGGGCGGGTTCGGAGACTTCGATAACGACGGTGACATCGTTCGTATCTTTCAAAAGGCAAGCGCAGCCGTTGACGTGACCGAGCACCTCGACGCTACCGGCTTCACAGGTACAATGACTCTCACCGAAATCGAGAGCAAAATAGACAAAGTTCAAACCACCAGTCCAATTACCGACGATGACCTCGGAGGTGGAGGGGGCACTGGATTATTTGGGGACTTGTTTCCCGTATTCATTAAACGATTCTAATGGCAACTCAGTACAAACTCATAGTAAAAGAGAACGTATCTGCATCCACCAGTACTATCGCCTTGACAGCAAGCGCGGCCAACACGGTCGTTGCTTCTGTCACGGGCACGGACAGGAGTGCGTCAGCTAACGTAGAGGTGTTAGTTAAAAAGTCGGCGTCTGGAAGCGGTATTACCGAGCTCGCATACGCCTCTATCACTACCACTACACCAACGGAGCTTCTTACGGCACCGATTGCTTTGGAGGCAAACGACGTGCTGTACGTTCGCACATCAAATGCAGGCACAAACTTTATCGTATCATACGTAGAGGACACGGAATCCGTTGCGGGACAGGCCATCAGCGTTCTGAACGACGTTGACACCACGGGAGTAGCCGACGGGGATGCCCTAATCTACGACAGTACAAGCGGTAACTGGGAGCCCGGCACTGCCTCAAGCGTAGGTGTGATAAACGACCTGACCGATGTCAACGCTTCATCTCCTCTTGACAATCAAGTATTGTCTTGGGATTCGGCAACTAGTAAGTGGATTCCCGACGGGCGCCTTTCATCGCTTTACACAAACATCAAGGAAGGCAACACCACCACACTTACTGACGGAGCAAACTCAAACTCAAGAATGGAGCTTACCGGTACCACAGCGACCTTAAAAACAGGGGTCACTGAGGTAAAGATGACAGAAACATCTCCCGGTGAAATTGACCTAGTTGTTGCAGCTGGGGCTTCGGGCAGTGAGACGGCGTTTACCGCTGTGGAAATTAACGGCACAACCACAGCCAACAACGCTGTGTTCGATGTGAAGACAGGCACTCGCCTGCGCATAGAGAGCAGCACCAATGACTTGGCAACTATTCGTAATCAAGCATCGGCGGATACTGTTATTGATTTGCCGACATCTAACGGCACGCTTGCCTTGACTTCAGAGCTGTATACGGATGCGGACGCGGATGGTCAGATAGCAGCAGCTAGTGTCACAGACCTATCAGACGTAACGAGCGCAGGTAGTGGGGCTATTATAACTTCAGCAGAGCGCACTAAGTTGTCAGGGATAGCTACAGGTGCGGAGGTGAATGCTGTTGATTCAGTCAATACGCAGACAGGGGCTGTTGTGTTAGATGCAGATGACATTAGCGATGCATCAACAACTAACAAGTTTACAACTGCTGCAGACATTACAAAATTAGCAGGCATCGAAGCAAGCGCAGACGTAACAGACACGGCTAACGTAACCGCAGCAGGGGCGTTAATGGATTCAGAGGTAACCAACCTTGCACAGGTCAAGGCGTTTGACTCTTCTGATTACGCTACTGCGGCACAAGGCACAACGGCTGACAGCGCATTGCAAGATGTCGTTGACGACACAAGCCCACAGCTTGGTGGGAACCTAGACGTTCAAGCAAATAGGATTACCACAAGCACGACTAACGGTGACATCGAACTTGACCCTAACGGCACGGGTTTGGTGCAAATAAACGGCGACACCAACGCAGGTGCCATAAAATTGATGTGCGAAGCCGGAACACATGGCGTGAGTATTGCAAGTCCACCGCACAGTGCCGGCGCCACTTATGACTTAGTGCTGCCCAATAGCGCTGGTAGCGCTAATCAAGTCCTTAAGACAGACGGAAGCGGCAACTTGAGCTGGACAAACCAAAGCACGGGAGGGGGTTCGCCTACGGCATACGAAGAAGACTCTTTTGAAACCAGCGCCAACATAACAATGAACAGCGGTGTTTCTACTGCGTCAAATAGGGTTGTTGACATCATGGGGGATGCCTTGGCCGCTAAAGACAACGCAAACGCCAAAAAACTTCTCGGTTTTCATACAGGAAGCGGAGTATGCGTGCTACAGGGTATGGTTGATGCGGGAGCATCCATATCGGGTGCAAGCGCGGGGTCTCCTTTGTGGCTTGGCGCGTCGGGGGCATTTAGTGCCACAGCACCAAGTACCGCGAACGAATACTCCCGTGTTATGGGATACTATATTGCCACGCTGCAAGGAGGCGAGGTTATGTGTTACTTTAATCCGTCTATTGACTGGATTCAAATTGATTAATAATGGGAGAAATTTCAGGAATATCCACATCAGACATCGATAACGTCGATGGATTTTTTACGACACAAAGTGGTGGCGGTGGCGGGTCAGGCGTCACACCTAATAGTGTAAGCAACACAGGCACGCAGATGTACGGCAGTGCCTCAATTTGGGCAAATCCAGACGTTCCAAAAACTTTCAATGTTGGGCCAGCGTCTACTCACACGTTTACAAAGGTCGTGGCCCGTCAGAATGCTTTACAGTTTCACGCTATAAAAAGCGATGGAACTTTGTG